GGTGATTTTTTACTTAGACTCAGAATTGCTGATTGGTAGGCGGCGTAGCCAGCGGCACTTCTTGGTATATAGTTTATGCTTAGTATTTCAGACACAACCGTCCACTCGTCTGGCAACGGCCCAGAAATATTTTCCATCATCTTTTTATGACCTGTGGTTATAGCCTCCACATTAGCCGTTGCGTTTTCAGTCGCAGTCTTGATTTCTTTTTCATACCTTGTGGATGCCCCAACATTGAACAGGGCTTGGACTTGTTTGCCGTACTTCTCTTTCATGACTTCGTCGGTCAACCTAGTCAAGCCCTTGGAAGCCCGCATTGTATTGATGCGGTTATAAATGCTTTGTATCTTGTCTTTTGATGGACCCATCTCTGAGATGCGCTTGAGTTCTGGGTCAACGAGGATGGCTGAGTTGACTGCTTCCACACCCTCTTCAACGTCTGCATCATTTGCTAGTCGAGAGTTATTAGCAACGATTGCTCGCACTCTTGCTTGGGCTGTTGCCTTCTGCGACTCTGACAGATTGTTATAAGCCTCTTCGCCGAACTGGCCTTTGAGGATTGTGTCAACTTGTTCGTCGATTTCTTCGTCGCCGTCGATTTGCTCAAGCATTCTCGTAGTAAGCGCTTGTGCTTCTGTGACAGCTAAAGAAACTCTTTTGTTATAGTCATCTGTTCTGGCTGTTGTTAGTTGCCCTTTAAGGGTTTCAACCGCTTGGTCGATGTCATCCTCGCTTGGGTTGGGGAAACCGCTTGCGATTAAAGAGTTCCTTGCCAGAACGCGAAGCTGAGCCGGGTCTGTGCTTGCCGCCAAAAGCTGTTCGGGGGTGGCCGTAACTTGCGACATTGCTTCTACTCTGCGACGGGATGTGTCCATACCCATCTGGCCTTCTGCCGCAACCATTAGCTCATCAAGTATTTGGTCGTTGTAGAGTGGGCCAAGTTTTAGCTTTAGGTCTGCCTTGACGGCCTTCCTCATATTAACGATGTCGCCGCCAGCGTCGTTTATCATCTCAGCGAACTGGGCTGTGGTTGATTCTTTCGCGTCTTTTATCTTTGTATTGTTAGCGGTTTTGACGTTGTTGTCTCCCCTGATTTTTAGCAGGCTTTGCATCCAAGCTGGCGCTTGGGTCAAAGCATTCTGCGTGGACTCCTCAGTGTTAAACTGGTCAAAACCTATTGAGGTTGCAAAGTCCTTGGTTGCACTTAGTTTGGCGTTCTCGTGCATATTCGGTATTAAGTCGGCGTACTGCTGTCCGAGCTTTGGCTTGCCCGCTGTAGAGAAGGCTTCGCCTAACTTCCTCTGGCCTTCGGGGGTACTAATATCTACATTAACTAAGCCACTAACAATCTTCTCAGTCAGGGCAAGCTCATCGTCAGAAGTTTTGATTTGGTTCTGGCGCTCGGTCTGTATCTTATCTGCTTGGTTTTGGACTAGGCACTTCTGTGTCTCCTCAATCATAGTAGATGTGGGAAGGGCGCTCATAAAGTATGAGTCACCGCCACTAAGCTGGGCTTTGTATTTCTCCATATCATCGACAGTGGCAGTTTCGCCCAACTCTGTACGCAACTTAACGAAAGAGTTAAACGCCTCAACATTCTCGCCACGCCGTTTGCGTAGTCGGTCTATCTGTCCGTTGTATGAGTCGAAGAAATTAGAGCCGAGTCTTGGCATGCTACTTACCTTTCAGCGGCCCGTAGGCTTTTTCATACGCGGCTAAATCTTTGGCTTGTTGGGATTGCGTTGGGTCGACGAAGCTACCTTTGCCTGTCAAAGCAAATCCAGTGTTGCCCGCCATCTTTTCGTTGAAGTTGCCGAGAGCGGTTCCCATGTAATCTTGGCTATCCTCAGCAAGATTGTTTGCCGACGTAGCAAAACTTGCGCTAGTCGCGGCCGCATTAGCAAGTGCGCCCTGTGCGTTTGTAGGCATGGCTTTGGCTTCAGCGTTTATAACCGTGTTATACATATCGCTTACTTCTTTGAGTGAGGCTTCGCGGCCATAGTTTAGTGTGTCGGCGTAAGACTGTGAGCGCTGTATTGCTTGGTCAAACGCGGCTTGGTCTAGCTTTGGCAGTTCTGCCGCCGCAGTTCTCGCCAGCTTAGCTTCTCTGTAGTCTTGCTGAGTAGACCTGTCCATGCCACGACTAATGGCGTCCGCGAAACCTTGTGAAGAGATGTTGGCAACAGTGTCGTTATAGTCGTCCATGATTTGTGAGCGAAAGGACTGGTAGTTATTGTACACATCGCCAGCGTTCACACCTACTCTATCACCTAGCTTAGCGCGTTGGGCCATGAGTTCTTTGTCGAGTTGAGCGGAGCGGTCAAGGATACGCTGTCTCAACAGCCTTTCGTCAGCGGCCGACTGCGCGGCCATCTCCATTTGCTGTTTGGCAACTTGTGCGTTTAACCGATTAGCCGCGTCTGCGGCCTCTTGGTCTTTGCTGTTCTGTAAGTAACTGTCACCTAAGTCGTAGAGGTTCCCCATGAAGTTGGAGAATGCCCCAGCTTGTGAGCCAGTTTCAAAGAAAGAAGCACCTATCTTACCAAGCGTATCACCGTAAGCCATTGACTACTCCTTAACCCAAATTCTTTCCGAACCCACTTCTTGCTGACATTAAGCCGCGAGAGACTGGTCCTTGCGCTCGTTGAGCCGCGCCTCTGCTGTTCCTCAGAAATGAAACAACATTTGGGTTTCGTAGAAACGGCATTGAGAAATTATAGTCGTTAATCACAGCCTTGCCCGGACCCGGAATTTGGTAGTTGGCATCTTGCTGAATGTCTGATGGCATCTGTTCCGCTGGCATGTCTGAGTTAATTGCGTTACTTCCAGTGCCTTCAGGAGAAATGATTTCACCTTCGCCCCCGATAAGCGCACGACTGCCAAACCCTTGCAAGCCAACACCGGGTTCGCCGCCACCTACTGCTGGTGCGTTTTCCTGTGCTTCGACTGCCGCGTCTAGGCCGACATCTGCGGCAATAGACTTATACTGTTGGCCAAGAAAGCCCTCGCCACGGCCAGCACCCATTCTTTGGAACGGGCTTTGACCGAAAAACTGTTCGCCGCCTTCTGCGCCGAGTACGGCGGTTAAGTCGTCAGCCCCACCTTCGCCAGCGCCAGCTATAAACTTTGTAACAGAAGCGTCTTGGCTCTCTTGTGGCGCACCGCCAATAAAGGATGTAACGCCTGCGCCTTCTACACCTGCCGCTGGCTTCTTGCCTTTTTCACCTGTGCCTGAGTCGACATAAGTGGTGGGCTTCTTTGGAGCCTTCCTTTGCGGCTGTATGTTCTGGTCATTGCCGCCGCCTTGGTCAGGGTTTTTATTTTTATTGCGATTACGTTTTTGATTGTTGTTCGATGGTGAGTTACCGCCGCCGCTACTACTGCCCATTTTATTCTCCTATACGACTACGCCGACTAACTTGTCGCCTAGACCGCCGCGCCTGCGGCTCTTCTTTCGTTCAAAAGCATTCTGCACATTGAAAATACCAGAGCCAAAGTTTCTTTGTCGTCCCTTTGAAAGATATTGCACTCCCGGTGCTTGAGCCGAGAACAATGGGTTTACGTCCATTGTGTTTGCACTATTACCAAAGAAGTCCGTTACCTGTGTGGTATTAGGATTCATGTTCTGAGCTTGAGCCATTAAGAAGGCTTGTGGGTCAAACTCTGTTTGCGCTCCAGTACCCATTAAGTCGCCCATACCAACATCGCTACCAGATACGCTTTGGATATTTGCATCTGTTACATTCTGTCCTGTATTTGTTCCGCCGCCGTCACCGCCAGTTGGGGCTAACTGTGAAGACATCTGACCAGCGGGGCGTGAGTTGCCGCCACCGTCGTTGCCGCCGATGCTGTCACCAAACCCTCTGGAGTCCAGCTTTTCAGCTATGTCTCTGTCCATCGGGCCGCCAATGTCGCTTGACATGTAGTTGAGTGAATCACCCATGAGGGCTTGAGCGCCCAGACCTGTGGCGTATGGGGTTGCGGCCGCCGCCGCACCCGCACCACCTATAGCCGCGTTTATGTTGCCAGTTCCTCCGTATATCCCCTTGCCTACAGCGCCAGCAACTTTTGGTGCTAAAGCATTACCCAATAGGCCGCCAAGAATGTTGGCTCCGCCTATAGTAGTGGTTTGTACCTGTGAGTTGAATCCGGGTACATTCTCACCGTATGCGTCCATCGTGTTTATGTTAGTCGCCCCTGCTAATGCAGAGCCAAGTGGACCGAACAGACCGCCACCGACTAAGCCCATAACCATCCCGCCTGCGGCGTCTGAGAACCTCTGCGAACCAGTGGACAATCCGATGTTGCCTGCTTGGTCTACCTCTAATTGCCGACCAAAGAAGCCTGCGTCGTCGTTATATCCGCTGGAGAAGTTATCGAAATAACCCCGCTCGTTTTGGGTTGTGATTTCGCTTCCTAGTGCAGACCCATCAATTCGACTTAGCCGACCATCCATAGCTGTGCCAAGCGGGTCGGCAAAGCTATACCCCGGAAATGAAAATGTGTCTGCGGAAGACCCAAGGTAACTGCCCAAGTCGTTGAACTGCCCCGGCCTAGCTGGACCTTGCATACCATACGACGTGGACGGGTCGAAGTTCTCGTTTATTGTTCCGTCTGAATTGTAAAAGCCTTTGGCATAGCCGCCGCCTCCCATCGCCATGTCGACGAGACTTTGGTCAACTTGCTGTCGGGCTTCCATGTCGTCATAGAAGGCTTCTTGAGCTTTTGCTCTTTCTGTTTTGTAGTCTTGGTATGAGTCGAAAGTCGCGTCGGCTCTATTCATGGCATCGACGTAACTGCCAGAGCGGACTGCGTTTCCTTTTCCGTCGGTGACAGGGCCACCCTTAGAGCTTACACCCTTGTAATTGTCGGTATAACCTTTGCTAGACAATACATCATTAACATAGTCGTCCTTTGACATGTCACCGTAATTGGACACGTCTGGTGACTTACCAGCTTGGTCTGTATTACCGAACTTAGCATTACTCTCACCCGGAGACATGCCCGGACCGCCCGACGCCTTGACCTGCTCGTCTTGGTTGTCGTTGCTACTATCGTCTCCACCACCACACATCTTACAAGTCCTTGAAATAAGTGTTGCCTACATGAGTATATCCTAGATTCTTGCAGAACTTGTCCCATCTGTCGTCCACGCCTTGTACGCTTTGGCTGAAGTTAAGAAAGTCACAATCGTTATGGCGTCCAAAGCTCTCAAACTTCTTCATAAGTCGTAACGCGGCTGAACCACCACGATGCAGAGGGTGTATAAAAAATATCTGTTGGCTGGCGACTTTGGCATTTGTGTAGAATTGGCTGTGGGTGTTTGCTAAAAGCATACCAATGATGTTGTCATCTTTCTCTACGACTAACATGAGCTTTTCTGGTTGCTGACAGTATCGGTCAAACATATTGCTGACCTTGTCCCAACTCCAGCCGAACTTCTCGTAAACTGTGCTTTGCTTCCACATGAGCCAGCCTAGGTTCATGACACGTTCTTTGTCATCTTGGGTGGCCTGACGTATCATAGCTTCTTCCCATATTGTGGCCCGATGTACTCAAAGCCAACCCGCTTGGCCAAAGTGTCAAACCTAGAGTCGACATGTACGCTTGGCGCAAAGTAAAGGTTGGAGCAATCTTTGCTGACAGACCACTTCTCGAACTCGCGCAAGAACTTTAGTGCGCTTGCCCCACGTCTGTACTGTGGCAAGATAAACATTAAGTCTTGGATTGCGATGCGTCCGGGGCCAAACAATGTTTCTTCAATATGTGCAGAAAAGAACCCAGCTTGGCTCCCGTCAATCTCGTCGACTAGGTAAAGCCACCACTCACTTTCTAAAGCACGAGTGGCATGGCCTTGCATCATATCTCTGTCGACTGGAAGGTGGCTGTAGTAACCATCCTTTATAAACTTAAAGCCAATCTCAACAGAGGCTTGGATATCGTCCTCAGTAGCGTAGCGTATCATGCGAAGATAATGCCGCCTCCAAAACCTTTGCGCCTGCTTTTAGAGTTTAATGACCGTGAGAATGCACCAGCGTCGTTGCTACTATCAGAGTCAACATAGCTAAACCGCCCAGTGTCTCTGTCCTTGACCTTCTTCTTAAAGGACACACCCTGTGGCCCCAACGCCGATGGTGTCATAGGAGCTATGGGTAGGTTTTGCGGTAATGTGGCTGATAAGTTTGCCTGCTCGTTCCCCGGCATATCTAAGTAATTAGGCGGCGGCGCTATCGCCGCTAACTTCAAAGCCTTAGTCTTCCCAAGCTGTAGGTCTTCTTCCATCTCTGGCTTGCCAAACATAGCTAAGCCAACCGTACCAAGGCCAGCCGCGCCAGACAGCGCACCGTAGTTTATGCTCTTGCCTAAGTTGCCTAGTGACTGTCCCACAGTAGTTGACGTGTAGTTTGTCGCTGGCTTTGAATCAAAGAAGCCCTTGTTGTTGCTCAGATTATCAAAGCCAGTGGACAGCTTGTCTCCAGCATAGTAACCCAAGCCTGCACCCGCACCAGCGGCGAGAGCGCCTTTAGTGTCAGCGCCAGCTAGTTTCGCACCAGCCGCAGTAACAGTACCAGTCAGGGCGGCTTTAGCTAAGTCGTTGTTAGCAACAAAGTTAGCCGCAGTCTGTGTGTAGTCTCCAGCAGTTTTTAGTAAGTCGTCATACCAAGCAAACTCTTGGGCTTGCGTGTTTGGGTTATAACTACCATCTGGGTGTCCAGATATGTACTGGTTGGGGTTTGCGCCCATATCCCGAAAGGTCTTGATTGCCGCCATCATTAGAGCAGGGTTGGCCTGCTGTACTTCTGGCGGTATGACCATATCCCCTGTCTCTGTGTAGGAGATTTGGTTGTCGCCGCCACGCATACTTTCGTAATGCTTTGCGTCATCCAAGCTAGGTATCCCAGAGAATACACCTTTGTTCATGTTGATGCCCCTATACGTTCACAGTTGCGGCCGCGATTGATACCTCAAGTGTCTGACCGCCTGAGTTGTTGGTCACGACTAGCTCAATACGCTTTGATGCAACAGTGGCGTCAATCTCAATGACTGTGGCCAAGTTGTCGTTTTGTAGTGCAGTCGTAACGCTGTATGTGTTTCCGACTGGTGTGCCATCGACTGAAAGCTGAAGTGTGCATGAGCCTGCGTTTAGCTTGTACGCAATGCCATCAATACGGATTGTCTGCTTCCAAAGCCGTGTAACGAAGTAAGTCTTGTTACCGATAGCCGCCGCACTGTCTTCCCACACAGAGAAGAACGGTATCGACTGAGTCGAGAATGTTTCTGGCAACTGGTTCACAGGCATCTTACCGCCAGTGTCCAGTGTAGCCACACCGTTAGCCGCACCCATGTAAGTCTTGGGGACTAGCGCGGAGAAGTCGATGTCTCCATATTCAAGGCCAGTACCAGTACCGTTCACACGAACATACTCGTTTGCGTTAGTCTGAACGAATGTTGGCAGAGAAGATTCTGGTGATGTCTCAAGCCACTGCGTACCATCGTAGAATTTCAGAATGGCGGGGCTTAGGTTTGTATCTAGCCATAAGTCGCCTGTGGCTGGAGCCGTTGGTGTCGACTGCTGAGATACTAGGTTTGCTTTACCAGCCAAAGAGGTTGATAGGTTGGAAACCTTGTTCTGTGGTATCTCGTTGTTTTGGATAGATAGCTTGTTGTATATGATGAAACCGCTGTCATCAGTGTACTCATCCTCAAACATTAACCCAGCAACAGTCTTAATCGACTGGTTCTCAACTGTGATAATGGTCACAATCTCGCCAGACGTTAGTGGGTTAGATGTATCAAGGAATGTGATTGTACCGACTGAGCTAGATGCCAAGTAGTCGGCTGAGCCACCTTCTTGTTGGAGAACACCGTTACGGAAGACTAACAACTTCTCATCAGTCGAATGAATAAACGCGACTGACTGTTGTGTCTGAGCGATAAGCTCATCTGCACGACGATAGTTGGTTACGGCCTGTGAACGGATTGAGTAGATACTGACCTTGTCCCCCAACGCAACGGCTGGTGACAAGTTTTGTAATGTGACCGTGCCAGCAGAAGCATTCTTAGCATACTGTGCAGATGAAGCGATTGAGTCGAACAACAGGATTCCGTTGCGATAAACGACAATCTCATCCGTAGATGGGTCAAAAGTATATGGGATTACAGAGCCGGGGCTACCAACTGTAGATGTTGCTGTTGCGCCAGAACCATTACCACCAGTGATGGTCACTGTCGGTGCGGCGGCGTAGCCAGAGCCAGCGTTTGTAAGGCTGATAGCCGTAATTGTGTCGCCGTTAGTGCCGCCCAATGTGGCAGTAGCAGTGGCCTGCACGCCGTCTGGGTCGTCGGGTGCGCTAAGAGTGATAGACAATCCAGCAGATGTGTAGCCGGAACCAGCGGCAGTTACGCTTATCGCTGTGATTGTAGAGCCGATAATGGTGTCTTTACGGTTAAAGAAGAACGGACCCTCGACGTTACCAACCGACTGACCCGCAGGGCCACGAAGGGAGCCGATGTCGACTAGGCTGTACCAACCTTCTGAGTCATCTGCGTACTGGCCAACTCGATACTGTAGACCTTCGTTGGTGTCGACCCGCATTTGGATAGGGCCGTTGAACACGCCTTCCTCATCGAAGATAACCCGCAAAAGCTCAGACACGGTCTTGTCGCCAAGCTCCGCTGAGTTGAGATAACGGATTACGTTCTCAAAATCTGTGTGGATGTTCCCAGAGTTCACATAGTTCTGGGGATGTTGTTGCCTAAGACGTGCCATTAACTACTCCTTACTTGGACTGCAAAGCCAATGATTTTGAGCAGTCCTTTCCCCTTAGTTGTGAATCGGAATTGCACACCCCTATATCGGTGTTCAAATTTACGCTCATACTGTCTTTGTAACGGAACATCAGGGAACTTGTCGTCCGCACCATCCCCTTCGATAAGAAACTGGATGGCTGACAGGTATCTGCCTCTCTCATCAAAAGCCTCTACTTGCAGTTCTCCTTTGCCTGTGGCTTGGAGAATGAAGCTGTAGCTTTCCTTCGTGTCATTGATTGCGCCCTGCCATAGAATAGGGGTTGTGACTACCATCTCAGGGCTGTGGGTTGTCACATCTTCAATACGCTTTCGCTCCCAAACACCGCCGGGTGTGCCGACTAAGGTCTGGCCGCCCAACTGCACGCCACAAGTCATGTTTAAGAACTCGCCGCTTGACCACTTACTTTCTCCACCCTGCATAGGGTTTAGGGACAAGGTAAGCCGCTTTGTGATTTGGTCAGAGAATGGGAAGAACACATGGTACTGCCCTTCGTCTTGGTCGTAGAATGCGCTGATTGTTTCGAGGTCGTTTACGTTTCGGAGAAGGTCTCTGTATGTCAGGTCAATCTTGTTCGACATAGGTATTGTGTAAATCGTAATACCGTTAGTCTCAGAGCGGCGTAAAGAATGGATGCCGTCACGAGAGCAGAACAATAGGTCTGAGCCAGCCTGCGTGATTGTGTTGTGGCTGATGCACCCGACCTTAATGTTGGCCTTATCGTCAATCTGCCATCTCGTGAAGTCGGGGTGGAGTGAATACACCAAAGTCTGGTCGTTTGTGAAAACCGCAAGGCGGCTGTTTTCAAATACTCCGAGTCCCTTAATTTCATCAGCAGTACCAATAATGTTACCTACGTCGATGTCGGCGGCTTTTGTTACTTGAACAGCGCCGTCGTCTTCGTCCTCGGTAAATACCTCTTCGTTATCTACACGACTAAAGTCGATGATTGTTCTTTTACCCGGCATTCCAGCTACCGCTAGTCGGCGCTGAATAGAAGCAATGTATGCTGGGCGTGGGTCTGAGTTCGCTTCGATTGATTTCCAGTTAAAGCCATCATACTGGTACATGCCGTAGTCGCGAGAAGCGAACACGACTTTGTTGTTGTAGACAGTCGAAGTCACCACAGCGTTCTTGGGATAAACTTCCGACTCAATATGGTCACGCTCGGAACGAAGCGATGTTCCGCCGCCGTCGACTTGCGCCCACACAGCCAAGTCGCGCCCAAAGAACGAAATTCTTTTGATGTACTTGTTGCCTGCCGCACGCTGTTCTGCACCGGGGTCGCGCACCAATGTGCCTCGCCAGTCGGCAAAGCCATCTTTGATTTCAACCAAGTGTTGCTTTTGGCCTGTGTCGAGAGCGCCAACATCACGGGATGCGTCGATGCCCTGAAAGTCCTCATAAGGGTAAACCTTTATGTTTACGCCTGAAGGCGCGTAAGTCGTAGACACTTAGCTTCTCCTTGTGTCGTAAGCCTGCACCCCAGTTGGTCTTTGAGATTTGTCCCACGGAGAAAGCTCAATTTTGCCAGAGCCATATTTCTTTTGGTATAGGATACGGTTCATCATCTTGAAGTACATTGGGCCGTAAGCCTCAATCTTGTTAGACTGCTGTTGCACTGAGTAATGGTACAGAAGGCCAGCCACCATAATGTTATCTGGTATCTGTCTTATCTCTGACGGGTGTGTGTAGTAATCTATCTCTGGGTTGTCCCAGTATGGATGCCCACGCAAGTCTTCGATGATGAGGTTTGCAAATTCGATGAACATCATCATAACTTCGCCGTCTACCGTTCCGGGGTGCATGTCGCCGTAACGCCGCAAGGCTTGTAAGACTAAGGTCTCAAGAGAAGAGTAGGGTGAGTTAAGATGTGGGTTGTTTGCAGAATATCTGTTTCTGCCGTCTTTTTCTTGCTGATGCTCACGGTGAGCCTTGTCAGATGCTTGAGCTATGTCGGCGGTTAATGTGCCTTTTAGGTCGATAGCTCCAACTTCAACGATACCGTTGTCGATTCTAGTCGGTTCATCAGATTGGGGGCGTGTGCCTTTGATGTCCGCTGAGACATATGTGCGCGGCTTGTATGTGGTGCTAGAAGAAGAACTGCTAGAAGAAGAACTGCTAGAAGAACTACTTGAGCTACCTGATGATGAAGACGAACCGTGGTAAGACATGGCTTACTTTCCTCCGCGTACAATGCGTCCTTTAACTACAAACTCGTGCATAGCAAACCGCTCTACTAAGTCAGTTGGAACGCGCCAAATTAGATGCTCACGCTCATTATCCCATAGTGGAGTAATCTTCTGTCCAACGACTGTGATGGGGAAAGATACGACCTCTTCTTCTGCGGACACGAACAGGACAAAGTTTGCCTTGGGAGCCTTCGGTGTTTCAGCGATAGCCTTTTTAGGCGCGGCCTCTTTTACTATTTTGGTTACTTCGTTGCGCTCTTGAACGCGGGTTTTCTTAATCATGGGTTACTCCAAAAAAATAGGGGCCAGATTGCTCTAGCCCCTATTGTATAGGTTGTCAGGGTTATGGGTCGTCCCCTATTAGGTAACGGCGTTCCAACCCTTAATGCGGTGGTGTACCTTCGCCTGTGTCATTTCTAGGCCGCACTCTGACATATACATGTGCTTGACGCCGTCGAAATCAGGTGTCTGGATGTCACGGATAAGCTGAGTATCACGACCTTGCATGTAACGATATTTAATCTCGTTCATGTCGAGGATAATCATTTCCTTGTCCATGTTAGGCACTTGACGGAACATTGGGTGCATGTAGACCAACAAATCGCCAGCGTATGTTGTATAGCGTGAAAGCGATACGCCATAAGCATTGTCGATTTGAGTTGGTTGCCAACGGTTCTTACCAACTTCCATCAGGTTAGAGATGACACGAGCGCCACAGAACGCAACCTTTTCGGTTGAGCCGTATGCGAAGATGTCTTCAATAAGAAGACGGTCAAACTCTTTCTCAGTGATGGTGTTAGCAGATGCGCCGTATGAAGCACCGTCTGTTACGTTAGTGATTGAGTTAGTCAAACCACCTGTGTAACGAGTTGGCTGAGCGGTAGAACCGTTCTCTTCGTGACGCTTACCAAAGAACATTGAGCGCTCAATGTCGGCCATGTGCATCTTCAGTGCTTTGGTCAACTGCTCTTGCTCTTTGTCACCAGTCCGCAGATATGTGTTCTGCAAAGTCCCAGATACCTGTACAGCAGTTTTGAAAATCTGCGTGTAGTTAAAGTCGGTAGTTGGGTCAAAGCTAACAGCAGTCGGGCTTGTGCCACCTTCAGAGTCGGCATGGCCGCCAATGATGATGTTCGCGCCGTCTGCGATTTGGTGAGATGTGCCGCCGATGTTACGAGCTACAGCAATCACCTGTGAAGAAGATGCAGATGTTGCACGCATTACTTCGCCAGTATCCACGTTGATGAGGATAGTGCCGGGTACTACGAATGCTTCATCGTCGCCTGCGTCGACTGTGATTGAGGCTGTGCTTGTTGATGCAACTGCGCCGTCGATTGTTAGTTTACGGTCAGGCAATTCATCGCGGAAGTGGTTATACTTCGGGTCATCAGTTGCCTCTGAACCAGCCATAGACAAAAGAGCCTGTAGCGGTGCAGTGCCGTTAGGTTCTAGGAGCGTGAAAAGCTCCCGGTAATTGGTGGGACGGAAGTCAGATGTGAACTGACCAGTCCCACGAAGTCCAGAAATTGCAGTCATAATTTTTCTCCTGACGCAAAAAGGTTATCGTGGTTGCGGGCAGTGATAGTCTTCGTGTCTACAGCACCAAAGACCTACGTTCCCATGCTTTTGTTGTTATGAGCTTTAGGGCCGTAGCGCTAAAATATGCTCATGTCTGTATTAAATATTAGAACGAGGACGTATGTCGTCCTCGTTTTGGTTTTTTACACTAAGCCGCGCTTTTGCATGGCTTGCTGTGCTACTGCGTTAATAAACTCATCACCTTGATTTTGTGGCGCACCTCCCGCAGATGGGGCTGACTGTGTCGCTCCTGTGAATGCCTGACGCTTTTGATTAAGTGCGCGTAACCGTTCCATCTCTGGAGTCTGACGGTTCGCCGAAAAGTCTTGCATCACCTTTATAGTTAAGTCGCGGTCAATAAAGTCTTCGACTGTGTAGCCACGTCCATACGCAAAGTCGAAGAAGTCTGACTCAGCATCATCAGGTAAGTCGAATTGTGTTTGGGCTTCGTTCAAATTGTTGGCGGCTTGCTGTCTGTAAGCATTGTCGCCAGCTTGCATCGCGCCTTGAGCCTGCTGTTGAGCTTGAGTGTTCAACGACTGAGCTTGTTGAATCATGCCAGCCATGTTGTTTTTGAGACCTTCGTTCTCTTGCATTAGCTGACGCATCATCTTAAAGCCCTGACGGTACATAGGCGGCAGGGACACAGCGTTCTCGCGCTCCCATGATTCGATGTCTGCATCCATTTGTGCATCAAAATCACTGCCATCTGGGCGGTCAGGTGTCGGGTCGACTTGTCCACCCATAGTCGGGTTTGAAGTGTAGCCTTGAATTGCCGCGCTAACAAACTGCGCTAAGTCGTCACCGCTGACCTCCACGCCTTGTTCTCTGGCGTTTTGCATCATGGTCTCAAGTAGGCCAATCGCTGGTTCCATTGGTTTATAGCGTGTGGCGTTCTTGTGGTTTAAGTCTTTATACCGTGTTGTCATCCCTGCAATCTGAGAGCCTGACATGACTTCTTTGCGTCCATCTCCAAAGTCTACTTCGATAAAGGCTTCGTCCCTCTGCTTATCACCTTCAGTCTCAGGGCTTACAGCTTCCTGAACCTTCTCTTGATTAGTCGGAGGTGTCTCTGCTTTCGCAGGGTCTTGCTGTGGTTGCGCTGGGGCGGCTTCGGGAGCCGGAGCGCCCAACTGTTGTGCGGCCATCTGTGCAATCATCTGGTCATCTTGTTCTGCCATTTTATTCTCCTTCCAGCCGTAGCGGGATTATAATGGATTCGGGCCGTAGCGCTCATCCGTTTTCAGTTCCCCCCTATTTGCCGCGTCGAGCAATATGTCGTTTTGCAACAAAGCGCTCACGGAATTAGGGAGTTCTACAAACTTACGCGCCGCCCACATGGAGCCACGACGGAAGTGCATTTCTTCGATAGGCATGTTCGCGTTATCGGAAATTTGGAATGCCGCCTGTAATATGGAAGACTGCATCTCTTCTTTGATTACAGCCCACCCAGACGACTTAATTAAATCTTCAATAGCTTCACGTTTTTCGTTTGGTGTCATCTAGCCCAGCCTAATAGTAAATGTGAAATCCATCCCACCACGCCGCCGACAGCAACCATCACCCAGAAAGCTCCCTTCCACCTGTTGGCTTGCGCCTTCAAGTCGGAGACTTCTACATGGACATGGCGAACTTCATCGGCGAGAGTTTTGATACGCTCTTCTAACCTTGCTAGTGTAACTTCCACTGGCTCTGTCATATCCACACCTAGCTAAATTCTACTGCTGGTTCTTCCGGCCAGCCGGAGTCAGGGAGGGTTGAGCCATCAAGTCTTATGCCACGGAGGATGGCACGGTAGTTTTCAAACGCGGTCTTGCATGATGGTGTAAGGCCAACATCAGAAATCATTGTCCAATCAGATGATGCGAGGCGTGTCTGTGCGTCAATCGCTACGTTTTTTGCGTGCAGAGTTGGGTCGGGAGTATGCTCCTCTTCCCAAAAGTTTCCGCATCCATCTGTTACTGTGATAGTAGCCATTAGCGATGTCCTCTTACTTGCCAACTTAGGTTAGCGATGTTCCCGCTGTTTGAGTAAATACGAAAGCCCACAAAATAGTTCCCAGCGGCGATGTTGGCGTTGTTACGCCCACTACCCTTCATGTCGTATTGAGTAGTGTTGTCTCTGGTTCCGTTAGTTTTCCAGTCCCAAGTAAAAGACCTATCTGTGCCGTCATAATAACGCTGTGCGCCAGTTACGGAGAAGGTCTCGTCTTGGCCACCAGATTGAGATGGGCTACCATAGAAGTTGCCGGGAGCCTTTGGGGTTAGATTGATGTTAATCTCTGTGTTCCATTGCTCACGATTTTGGCTACCTGTGTCCCAAACAATTTGGGCATAGGTAAGGTTGTTACCGTAAGCCTGAGTCTGAGAGGCAGTCGTTCCTAGAGCGGCCTGCCAAGCATAATAGTAGCTGGCGTCTTGGCGTGTGTATGTTTTGCCGTCGCCCGGACCCCAGTAATAACGGATATAAACAGACTGGTCGGTATCGTCTACAGTCTGACCGTCCATTAGGTTTACTTGGATTTTGCTAAACTCTTGCCATCCCTCGAACCTATCCCAATAAAGGTTTAGCGCGCTTGCTTGCCCATTGAACTGGTAAGCTCCGTCGTAGAGTATCACGTTATCAGGGTATATAATTGATGGCGCGACTATTTTGTTTGTGAGTGTTATGGAGTTTGTGAAGTTTGTGTTATCGAATGAGGAGACATAGTACATTGTGTCAGGGTTTACTGATGTGTCGTTTCCTATCCACATAGCAACGGTTGCCGCGTCAGAGCCGTTGTTGGTTACACCAGCAATCTGGTCTCCAGTACCAGAGCTTTGCTGATTCTTGATGTAGAAAGGATGGTTCGCTGAAGTCCCGACTGTGGATACTTCAAATTGATACTGATGCCATCTGTGCAAAACAA